ACACCTGGTGCTGGTGATATGTTGCAAACAAATGGTTCAGGCGTTCTTTCATGGAGAGATAGACTTCAAAAAGTAACAAATGCAGCAGGAACAGTTACTTATACAACTCCTGCTAACATTCAAGCAGGAAAAGCATTAGGAACAGGTGGAAGTGGAACATTAGGTTGGTATTCTGGTGGTGGTGATCCAATGCAAATTAACTCTCACATTGGATGGAGACTTGCTGATAAAGCAGATTTTAATGCTATTATTTCTGGTTATAGTGGCAGTGAGTCAAATGGTGCTAACACAGGAGTTGGTTCAATAGATTTAACATTACCTAGTGGTGTAAATGCTTCAGATGTTATTAGTTATTATATGGAGGGTTATAATCTTTCGGCACAAAACGGAAGTTGGTATTTAAATATTGAAGCTATAAAATCAAATGGTTCTAATGCTGCAAACAATCAGATTGGTCATCTTAATCAAACTCTAAGTAATAATTGGGGTGCTAATTATAACACACAAAATACTAATAAAATTAGAGCAAACGATGGTCCGACAGGTACATTAATTCAAAATGGTTCAGTTAACACTACTTATGGTGATTGGAATAGATTACAATCTCAAAACAGTAGTATGGCATTTAGAGACTTGAATTTTCAATTACAACATTACAATGCAAAGCACGATTTTGATGGTGTTTTAGAAGTAAATGGAAATTACACTGGTAATAGTAATTATAATTTTGCATCTTCAATCGTTTATCAAGGAAGAGGCAACCAAGGTGCTTTTACAATGAGTACAGATTATGCAAATGGTTTTAAAATAGAATTAGGGGGTGGTGGTAATTGGAAAAAAGGAACTATTTGTTTATATTACTGTCTTAAAGATGGTGCATAGGAGAAAAACATGAGTATTTTAGTAGTAAACAGTTTAAAAAATTCAGCAGGTAGTTCTCCAACTTTAACCATACCAACTGCTGATGGCACTGACGGACAAATCTTACAATCATCAAATAATTCAGGTAATCTTGTTTTTGGAGGAGCTCAGATAGAAGCACAGAATGGAACTAACATAACTTTTCCTGCGAGTGCAGCTGATGATCGTACTTTTGTTACTGATGCAAATGGTAATTTAACAGCAACTGAGGCAGGAGGTAATCCAATGAATACTCCTGACAATACACATCAAGGAGAAAGACTTCTTGATAGGTATGTATTTTCAGGAGGAACAGCTACTTCTAGTGTTAGTTTAACTGTACCAACAGGTTACACAAATACTGATTTAAATACTATAAGAACTATGAAATTTGTTATGAAAGGCATACAACTTGGAGCTGGTAGTTCTTTTAGACCTACTTTAAGACTTTTAGAACAAGACGGAACAGATTTTTTTAGTGGTAGTGGAAGCAACCCTAGTGCTACTTATGCTAGGTTTGGAGTAGAAGGTAAAACTTATAGTTCTGCTGTTACTAACTTTAACAATGGCTCTCAAGAAAAGTATCTGACTAGAGAGAATGTAAACAGAAGCTCTAGTGGACTTAGTAATCAAGATTATTTTAGTTCAACTAATATAAGTCAATATGAAGCTCTTAATGGTTCATCTTGTTTTAATGGTATAGTTTATATTAATCCAACTAGTTCTCCTACTATGATTTCAAAAATTGATTATATTGATAATTCAAATCAAGCAAATTTTTATAATGAACAATGCTATCTTGGTAATTTAGCTGGTCAATTAGCTTCTGGTAATAATACAGGAAGACATCCAATGGGTGTTCGATTTAGCACTAACACAGGTAATAATATTTCTACAGGTGTTGTTGAATTATACGGAGTATTTAAAGAT